AGCCAGTGCGATTCCCATCTGCGTCTTTCCGGATCCGCAAGGACTTTGCAGAATTCCACAGCTCTGATGGCTCATTTCTTCCACCGCTGGCTCCTGATAGTCATACAGGGGAATTGTCCCATTAAAGGTTAAAAGCCCGTTATCAGCCAGATCCTGAATGATGGGAGTATCAACATTTTTATATTCCCTGACCATTTTTCCTACACCTACCGGCACGATCAACTCGTTACCCTCTACCCGGTAAAGCCATAGGTACTTTGGTGTATTACCGATCCATAGCCCCCTTCGGGAGCGATTGGCGTATTCCGGATTAGGAAGTACCAGATTCTCACTGCACCAGTCAAACAGGGCTTTGGGGGCATCCGTTATCCGGATTTCACTGCCAACTACTATCTGCACTCTCATCACCTGCACTTTCTGAAAAGTTTCCCAGCCAAGTATTAACGTTACTGCCGTAACTTTCGCAAACAGCCTCATCAATCTGCTTGATCCCTTTGCTCTGTAGGTACCTGATCAGATCATAATCAATCAGGTAGATCTTCTGATTACTAAACCGAAGAGCAAACTTTCCCTTTTCATTTCCAGTCAATTCAAAGAGATGCATGGCATTGTACTGATTCTCCTCCATTCTGCTTAGAAGAAAGTAATCCTTTTTACAGTCCTTGCAGTCAAAGAGATATGTAATCCCATTCCGGGAGGCTACCACATCACAGGGCTGTCCATTTTTATTATCCTGAAACATATGGACCCAGAACCCATGGGCCGCTATCAGCACCGCAAACTCTCTTTCAAAGTCGGTCCCGGCCTTCTTATTGCTTACCATAAGATCCTGGCCTCCTCTTCAAGTTCCAGCGTCAAACGCCGAACCATCTTTAGATCATCTTTAATCCGCTTCCTGGAAGGTTTCTGAGCATTCCAGAGCTTTGCCTGATCCCCAGTGTTAAGTATCTCTCTATAAGTTTCTATCTTTACAAATTCCCCTTTTGCATCCTGCATGAGGAATTCAATCGCACTGATTTTATTCAAACTACCACCTTTTCCTTTCCGGTCTAACCTTTTTTAGAAGCAAGCTAACCGCCTTTCGGTTTAAAAACACTTCTCAAACCCTTGATTTTACGTAGGGGCTAACCGTCCAACCTAAAATCCGGTTGCATAACTCTATATATAGAGAGTAAAATTTGTCTCTATCAATTTTCCCTCGCGCTACGAGACCTATTAAACAGGTTAGACTAGTTAGACAGGTTAGACTAAATATATATAAGCCTTGTTTTATGCGGTTTTCGAGGGCTAACCTTGGGGCTAACCTTTAAAAATGAGGTTAGACCTTAATTAAACGGCAAAGTCTCCTGTCCATCATCAACATCCATAAATCCATCCAAATCCGTGTTATCATCATCTTGCGGAAGATTGAATTTTATATAGCTGGACTTAATTCCATAAACTTTTGTGCTATGAATAAATTTACCTTGGGTATTCCTGACTAAATATCCTTTATCAGACCATTTTTTACTAACTGCGGTGTAATCAAAGCCATTTTGGTTCAGGTAATCAAGTAGAACATCCCGGTTAATGATCATGACTTCCCCGTCAATCTTCCCCCACGCTTCGCCTTTATTTGGTGAATTATCAGCTTTCGGATCCTCAAATCGAACTGGATTCTTAGCCGCCCAGTTGAGCACCGACTGATACGCTCTTTCAGCCACATCTACATCCATAGCGCTCTGCAAATACCCTTTTACCATAGGGACTGTTAAGGGCTGCTCTTCCGGGAATAATAGCTTCACCGCCAATTCGTCAGCAAGAAGAAGACACGCCATGGCCATAGCTTGTTTATCAGTTGTATCAAGCTGGCACAGCTCCTCAAAATACTTCCGGTACTTCTCTGTAAGCTCTGCCGTCTCAATCCCCTGTATGTACTCCACCAGCCTGCGGCCAGCAAATCCATAATGTTCCTGGACCATGCTGCTAACATAGTGGCCATCATCTACCAAAGGACCATCAATAGCCACTTCAATTACACGGTTTTTGGATCCGCCGCCTGAATTGGCCTTTGTGATCGGTTCCTCTCCAGTAAATATAAAACTGTTCTTCCAGGTCTTTGTATCTTCTACGCCACCATAAGCCTTTGCCCGGCCACGGTCCACGCCTTCTGTGATCTGGTAGATCAGCTGGTCAAAATTACCTTGCCATTTATCTTTAATGGTCTGAAGCTCGTCCCCGGCGAAAGGAATGGAACATAAAAATGCAGCGTTTCGCATGATAGCATTTTTCGTCATATTCATGGTCTTTACAAGTCCGCCCATCTTAGGATTGCCCCAGATACTCATAGCGACCATCAAGGCTACCGTTTTACAGGTTCCGGTTGTTCCCCAGATATGAAGCACAAAGGGAAGTACCTTAAGCGGTTCCAGAAGTACAGAAGCGAAGCTGACAGCCATCATCATACGCAGAGGTAGGTTCTTTCTTAGTCCGGTGCATAGTTCCCTCCATGTATCAAAGCTGCCATTCTCTCGCACATTTCGGAAAATTGCTTCGTAGTCCATATCGCCCTCATATCGGATATCTTCTGCATAGGGAGTAAAAAAGGAGCCTACCCACCCAAGACGGTTAATGGATTTCTTTGGATTGAGCGTAAGGGGGTTAAGCCCTACGCAATCTGATATGTACCGGACCAGATTCTTTGCATTGTCTGATGTCACCTCAATTCCATACTGACTGAGAGCGTCCACGATTTTATTAGTATTGGCACAGACACTCCGATCTACGGTTATGCTCTGCCAGGATGCGGACTTGAAATAGGCCAGGGTAATTCTCTCCTCTGCTGTGTCTACATTTTTCAGTATCTCTATGGGCAGGATTGGGTGGCTGCATGCATGGGCCGGTACCGGCATGGCATTCTTGTCATACCGGATTGCCCGGACCCCTAAGTCATTGGCCGTCCACTCTCCGCATATCAGTTCCAGCGGCTGATCGGTAAACTTCGTCTTTTGCCCGTCCTGTTTCTGACGCTGGGCGTAATCAAGAACGAAGGACTTATATATGTTGTTAAATTCCGTAGAACGCTTTAGTCTTCTGGCTACATTCCGCAGGGATTCTATGTACTGGGTCCGCTCCACGTTATCTTCTATCTCAAATATTCCATAGAAAACTTCATCTGGAAATGGATCCGTCTGGCCCAATTCGGATATACCAGTTATTAATTCGTCCTTCGATTTCTCCAATCCTTCTCACCGCCTTTTTGTCGTCATAAACTTCTTCCGGACATTCCTCCAGGTTTTCAAGTAGATATTCTATAAAAGTAATGTTCTGCAGAGCTTCAGTAAAATGCTCATTCCTTTCACGGATTGCCTCACAAAGCAGAATCCAGTACATCCGAACGTACATTTTTGCTCTTTTTCTAAAAGAGGCAACTTCATGCCGCCTCTTTCTCTTACGCTCTGCTTCACGCTTCTCTCTGTAAGTAACCGGTTCAGATAATGGAATTTGAAATGCAATAGCCAGTTCCTTAGCTGCTTCCTCATTACGGACCTCCTGATACAAGGCAGCAAACTTTATCTGGTCCCCGCCTGTACCGCAGGTAAAGCAGTAAAAGCCTTTCCCGTTGGGGTAAATCTTCATACTGGGATCCTTGTCCTGGTGAAAGGGGCATAAGCAGAGCCCCTTTTGATTCACCTGAAGACCGTAATATTCTGCAACGGCTTGCATGGACACAAATTCCTTTACCTTATGAAATAGCTCCGGATCACATGAATGGAATTCCCTCATCACCGGCTCCTTCCGGAATGTTCATAAAACCATCACTGTCAGTAAATGATGGAGGTGCAGCATCGGCTGGACCTGGGCGACTTCCTCCCTGGGAGTCTGCTGGAAGAAGTTCATCTTCCGGAACCTCTGCTTCATCAAGTCCAGCAACGCTACGAATCCTCCACAGTTCCGTAACAAAAGGCTTGCTTCCGTTATTGGCTTCAAATTGACGGCGACGGAATACTCCACCAAATTTCTTATCAATCAGAACCTTTTCATTTCCATCTTTGTCCCATGGGAAAGTAAAGTTATTGGATCGCTCAATACTAGTGACGATCCCTTTAAGCCAAGAAGTTCCTTTATCATCCATATTCTGTTTGAAGACACCTTTCCACTTGGCGTTTGGATCCTGCGCTTTCTCTGCTTTAAATTGTTTCTCGTAGAAATTTGTATGTTCTCCTTCTGCGACATCAAAGAGAATGACAAATTTCCTCCAGTCCCTTCCGCTTCGATCAGTATCCGTGATCTCTGCGACCTGCTTAATTTTGCATACATACTTTCCCTTAGGAAGTTGTAAAGACTCTCCGGTAAATGCCTGGGCCTCGTCATATCCTGTTGGTTTCTTAATCATGCTTTGAATCCTCCTTGTTTATATTCTTTGGGTTTGAAATTTCGTAATACTCTCTAATTGTGTGATCCACCATCAGGAGATCGTTGTCAATGGCCAGATCTTCAAACATTCCCATGGGAGATTTACTGACTGCTCCATTTACTGACTGAGTAATGAATTTGTGTTCATCTCCATCAATGACGCATCGCAGAACAATAGTAAACATTCCTTCTACACATACTTTTTCATCAAGTAGTTTCCCTATCGTTTTCGGTCTAACGTCCCCCATGTCGTCCTTATCTTCATGCATAAAGAAATACACAATTTTATCCTGCTCTTTTAACTGCACCACATGTTGAACTAATGACCAGAACCGATCTCCCAGGTCGTTGTATAAAGCAAAAACCCCATTTCCCTTCCCCGCGCTACTATGTCCACGCATAAACTGGTTTGTAATTAAATACCCAGCATCGTCAATCACGAGGGATCTCTGAGTGGCTCCGGTAACAGACTTCGCAATCACAGCATAATCGTCTGTAGCAATTGATGGGATTTTGCCCTTAAACGGCAACGGCTTGTTAAGGACATTGAACATTGCAAAATCCTTCCCTGCACAATTCCTTAAACTTGCACTTTTGCCGGTACCGCTCCGGCCAATGATTAAAACTGGTATTGCCATGTCGTTTCCTCCTTAATATGGCAGCTCTTCTTCAAAGTCTGCTTCCTGATCCGGTTCATTATCTTCCCTTAAGCGCCAGTCTGTCTGAAAGAAATCCAGCTTTTCCATGGTTGGAAAAAGAACGTCCCTGGCCTTTTCTCCCGATTCCGTTGTATGTACCCAATAAATAGTAGTATCGTTCTTCCAGTACAGGATTCCAGAGTTATAATTGGGTCTACCGGGCATACTCTCCACCTTTGTGTCCAATTCTTTGCTGCTTATCACATCAGCCGTCATGCCTTTATCTGCAACCTTGTAGCTAAGATCGCTATGTATTTGGAGAACAATAAATGTGTGTGGCCATACACAGTAATTTAATGGCACATAGGTTGCGTAATCTTTGGCTTCTTTCCATAGATAATAAATGTCTGGATAATCCGTTTGGGAATCCTGAACCACTTCCCCATCTTGCTGTGAATATTTGTAATACTCTCCTGGCTCTGGAATGTCTCCAATCAGTTCCATAAGTGCGGCTTTGAATTTATTAGAGGCGTACAGAATTTCCGTGCTTAATCCCCACGTACTGGCGTGAACCAGATATCTTCCATTCATATTTCCTACATACAGGCCCCCACTTTTAAGTGCTGACTTCATATTCTTTTTTAATTCACCAGTTTTTAAAAACATAATTCTCCCTTCTATCTTCCTTCATGGCCCCGTTCGGCTGCCATGCGGACAAGATCAAGCACAATATTCAGTTCATCATAGGAAAGCTGCCATATATTGCTTACCATTAAATCCGTGATCTTCGATGATACCTTAACTAGCTGCGCCATCCGGTAAGGCGATATCTCCGAACCGGAAGTACATGGCAGCTTGTCCACGCTCATCGGATTCGCAAATGCTCCCCACGTGGTTCAAAGTGCGCCCATTCAACCTGTTTCTCTGAAAGAAGCTGGCGGACTGCTTCTTTATTTACTACTGGTGGCTGCGGAATGGTGTATTTAGGAGGAATATCTTCCACAGTACCATCAATGATCAGAGGCTCTGCTCCGCCATTCTTGCAAATGGAATAGCTGAATAGGGCAGTTTTAAACTTCTCTTTCCCAGTAAAGCGCATATTTTCCTTAAGATACTCTTTAATCCACTTGTCCCTATCTTCTAACTGCTTCGCTCTGGCCATAAGCCGATCAATTTCTGAACTAATGGCCTTAACGCTGGCCTGGATTTCCATATGTATCTTAGCGAGGTTGTCCGACTTTTCTTCAAACTCCCCAAAGATTGCCTCTAGAGTGTCTTTCATGATCTGAGGATCAATTTCCTCCGCATAGCACAATTCTTCAAAGGCTTTATACTCCTCTGCAATGACATATAATTTTTCCATCTTGATTTCCTCCGATAGATTCCCTATAATAGGGATGAATAATATTTTCGAGTTACTCTGATTCCCTGGGAGCCCCCGCTCCTGGGGTTTCTTTTTTATTCTTCCGGCATATATCGATTATCTTGATCATCTCATCATAGAACTTCGACATAAACGGGTCGATCTGTCCATCTACATTATTAATCCAGTCCGCTTTAAAGGCTTCATAGTCTATATCAGTCATTAGAAGGCACTTTTCAATGAGCTCTTTTACTGCCTGCAAAAGTTGATTGTCCAGTTCTTGATTTACCATGGCCCTCCTCTCACATCACTTCCAGCGAACCACATACCGCAAACAGTACGGTCAAGCACGTCAGGAAAATGATTGTCATCCGGATGTAGCATATAGCCCTGTCCATTAATGGATGCCTACTGTGATCGGTGTAGTCATCTAAGTTCTCAAAATACTTTTGCATAGCCGTCACCCCTTACTTTCTTCTGCTAATTTAAGCAGATACTTATCCCACTCGTTTACATTTACCTGCCATCTTCGGCCAACTCGGATCGCTGGGGATCCTTTACGTTTGAACAGGGACTCTATCGTGTTATGGCTTATGCCGTGGCGATCAACGCAGTCCTTGATTGTTAGAAATTGTTTGTCCGACATTGCTCTCCCTCCTCTCATAATCTTTACAAGGATACCGCCTACTCCGATCCGGACAACGTCCTCGATATCGGCAGGACTTGCATGAATAGGTGATCATATCAGGCCGCCCCATACTTTATTGCCATTTCTTTTACGATGGCTGTGTATCCTTCAATAAGTTTCTTGTCCTCTGCTATAATATCCACCTGGGAGAGCTTGTCTCTTTTAGACTTGCAGACACCCTCATCAGCCATGCGCCGGCGCTTATTGGTAAGGCGTTGCTTGAGGCTCACACCCATCCGCTTTTCCAAAAGCTTATAGCTCTCAGCCCTGACCTGCTGAAAGGCCTGCCCGCCTCCTAATTCCTGCGCCATCTTATTAATAAGGTTACGGGTATCTCCACGCCATGAAGTAGTATCAAGGGCAACCACTTCTCGGATACTCTCCACACGGGTGACGCTGGTCTGAACCATGTCTTTGACTTCGGCAATCTCCTGGGCCTGACGCTTCTGCTCCTGCTCTACCTTTATCATGTATTGGAGCTGTGGGGACATATCCTGAAATTGAAGAATCATTTTCTTGGCTCCGTCCTCCACCCTGGTGAAATACTCCCGGGCCTGTTCGCCGCGTTCGTTCTTTTGGGTCATGGAAAGCTTCTTTGCAAAGTGGGCTGTCAGTTTAAAATCCTGTGTAGGATTGGGGTTAAATTCCCGTTCGTCCTTCGGTACGAACGCCCAATAATCAATGTTTTCTTCCGCAAATTCATTTTCAAGAATGTTTCGCCTACACCACTTAGAATAATTGCTTGGATTAAGTTCCAAAAACTCATAGAGCTTCTTTGCTGTAGTCATTCCGTCTTCGTCAATCCCCAGAACACTTTCAATCGGGGTCAGGTTTGATGTGTCTGCCATTGGCAGATCCATTAAATCATTCATTACTATATCCTCCTCTTTTTTTCAATGTGCTGTTAAGTGTCCCGGGTGTCTTCCTCGGCGAAATATTCCACAGGCACTCCGAAGTGCTTTGCCAATGTCATGAGCTTGTCAAACTTCGGCTTACTACGTCCGGTCTTCCAATCTGACAAAACTGACTGAGCGATACCCGTTTCTTTTGAGACTTGATATGCTGTTTCGTTGCTTATGCCTAACAACTCCGCAAATTTTTTATACAAGTTTTTTTCACCGCCTTTCTATAATAAAAAATATATTGCAATTACTACGGAAATGTGATATACTCAATTTACCAGACGAAGTAAAAAACATTTCCGCAGTATACAAGGGATTTAATGCGCATTTCCTTTGTATGCTCTTATCATACTACGCATTTTCGATAAAGTCAACGGATTTTTTCGGTTTTGCATAGTATTGTCTGCGGTTTGTGAAAGGTGGACAAATTATGTATGATATTTTTGAGCAACTTCTACAAAAGAACGGCGTCACAGCCTACAAAGTGTCAAAAGAAACCGGGGTCACTCAATCCACTCTTAGCGATTGGAAACGCGGCAGAAGCACACCAAAAACGGATAATATGAAAAAGATAGCGGATTATTTCGGCGTTACAGTTGATTACTTAATGACCGGAGAAGATGCAAAAGTTACCACTCCAGAAGTTTCTCGGATTGAAACCCTAGCCGCTCATTTTGAAGGGGAAGAAATCACGGATGAAGAGATGGAAGAAATCATGAACTATGTTAAGTTTGTAAAGAGCAGACGGAAGAAATAGTATTGTAAGGGGTTTACTGTACGATGAACGATTTGGAAAAAGAAGAGCAAGAAGCGATAGAGGCCGGCATACATGTTGATTACATCCCTTTTAAGTGTAAGAGCATAAAAGGATTATATTGTGATGGATCTATAGCGATTAACAGCAACGTCGAAACATGTGTTGAAAGAGCTTGTGTACTTGCCGAAGAATTAGGGCACTATCATACGTCCTCTGGTATAATCTTAGATATGGAAAGTGCTGGCAATCAGAAACAGGAAAATTCTGCAAGACTTTGGGCCTATAATAAAATGGTTACAATAGAAAAAATCATTTCCGCCAAGGAAGCAGGTTGCCGTAATCGATATGAAATTGCCGAGCACCTCAATGTAACAGAGCCTTTTCTTCAAGAAGCCATAGACTGCTATCATTCAAAATACGGCCTCGGTTTCCAAAAGGGGGAATACATAATATTATTCGAACCATTTAATATCTATAAAATGACAGGAAGTGTAGAGAAATAGAAGTTTTTCATTAAGATTAAAATAGCCTATGGCTTTTAATAAATAAAAATAAGAAAAAATAAAGGGGTATTAATGAGAATGAAAAAATTAAAATTATTTGGAACTGCAGTCCTTATCTCTTCATCAATTTTATTGCTTGGTTGCAGCAAAAAAGCAGATATCGTTTCCACGACATCTGAAACTACCAACACTGAAAGCTCCATTAATGAATCCAATACAGGTGCTGAAACAAAAAGTGACCTAGAGGCTATTGGAGATGTAGGGGTCGAAAAAGGACTTTTTAACGTTGAACTAACTATCCCAGCAGAATTTGTTGGAGAACAAACACAAGAAGATCTAAATGAATTATGTAACGAAAAGGGGTACAAGTCTATCACATTGAATGATGATCAAAGTGCCACCTACATATTAACAAAACAGCAACACAAAGAAATGATGAATGAAATAAAGAATAATATTAACACATCTATAACAGAAATGATTGGCTCAGAAGATTATCCGAATTATACAAATATAACAGCTAATGATAACTTTACTGAATTTCAAATAACCACAAAATCTTCTGAATTATCCCTGGTAGAAACTTTCTCTGTTGTAGGTTTTTATATGTATGGAGGTATGTATAATATTTTTAATGGAACGGCTGTTGACAATGTTTCTGTAAAATTTATCAATGCCGATACAGGGGAAGAAATTACAACCACAAATTCCAAAGACATGGGTGAATAATTCTGGCATTGAAGCCTACTGAATAAAATTATGATTAAAAGGCCTACCGCTTTAATAAGATCAAAAGGAATGAGGTATACTCATCATCATTTTGGCATTAATAAATTTAATATAATATAAAACAAAACCGCCCGGTATTGGCGTACCGAACGGCTTTACATAGATTTTCTCTTACCAGTAGATCTGGGAAGATATATTCTACATGATCACTAGAATTATATCATTTTCAGAGCGCCCTGGCAAGAGGCGTATTTTTTATACTCAAAAATAAGTTGTGGCATCACAACTCACGAAAGGAAATGATATTATGGCAGAGAAAATGAAGAAAAGAAAGGACGGCCGATATGCAAAACAGGTATCCATCGGTATAAAAAATGGGAAGCCTGTCCGTAAAACCATCTACGGTAAAACGCAAAAGGAACTGGACAAGAATTACAGGGATTTCATGAGTTTAAAAGATAAAGGGATTATTCTACAAGAGGAAAACATGACTTTTCGAGAACTCTCAGAACTTTGGCTTAAGAATGAGAAAATAGGTAGTATCAGGGAACAATCCGTTACAACAATTAAAGGGCAGCTTAGCACGATAAATTCACACATAGGATACATAAAGATCAAGGACTTAAAGCAGAGCCATATCGAAGCATTTCGTGCATCGATGCTAAAGTCTGGTAAGTTGGCACAATATAACTTTTGTCTGTCCCGGATAAGGGCAATCGTACGATATGCCGTACAAAAAGACATTACAGCAAAGGACATTACTCTTGGAATGAAGAGAATAAAAAATTGCCAAAAGCGAAGTAAGCGATCTCTTACTACGATAGAACGACAACTTATCATAAAAGCTGATATGGATAGCTTTGAACTCTGTTTTGTCAATCTGCTTCTTTACACTGGGTTGCGAAAAAATGAGGCTCTGGCCCTGAATGTAAGTGATATAGATCTAAAGAAAAAACGGATCAATATTAACAAGTCCCTGATTGCCAGCAAAAGAAGAGAGTCATGTCTGCAAGAGTACACGAAAACAACTGCCGGAAAACGTCAAGTGCCTATACCAACCTTTCTGCTAGAGGTTCTTTCAAAATATATTAAGGGCAGGACGGGTATTCTTTTCACCTCCAGGAACGGAGGATATATCTCCGATGGAACAATGAACTTTCGTTGGAAAAAAATCTTGAATAAGCTGCAGGCAGCTACAGACACCCCAATTGCAGATGATATTACTTTACACATGTTCCGGCACACTTACGCCAGTGACTTATACAAATCAGGGATAGACATTAAACAGGCTCAATACCTCTTAGGTCATGATGACATTAAAACCACTCTTGATACCTATACTCATTTCGGCTACACGGATGTGCAAGTAGATAAGCTTGAGGATTACTACAATGCAGTCAAAATGCAGTCAAATGGTAAAGTGTTACCCCTGAAACACGCATAAACACAGCATTCTGTAAGAATAAATTAAATTATTACGATTTAACAGATAATCTTGTAAGATTCAACATTTTCTGATATGCTTATAGTCGTAAAAACCATCAGGAGGAAAGGGAATCAGTATGAACCAGTATAACAACCAAATCAGATCAAACCGCAGGAAAACGCGCTCCGGCAGCAGGAATGATGCAGGGCAAAACGGTTTTCTATCGGTCCTTCTGTTTTATGTGCTTCCTTTCATCGTTATAAATGGCCTGATCTTTTTTCTGGTGACGTCCAAACCAAAGGGCGAGATTACGATCGGTGAAAGCAGTGATTATATATCCACAACCATGGACCTTAAGATCAAATCCCTGCTTCCTGTGAAGAGCATGGAAGTGGCCTTAGATGGTGCTCCTGTTGAAATGACGAAAACAGGCCTTAAGACCTTTTCCGCCATCCTTAAAAACAACGGAGTGCTTGAAGTAAAGCTTATATCCTTTAACAAAATGAAGACCGTTTTATATGAACAGGTGGATGTTTTAGATGATACGCCACCAAGTATTAAGGACAAAGTATTTAAAGACGGAGCTCTATCCTTCCGCTTGGAAGACAGCCAGTCCGGCGTGGATTATTCCTCCATTTCCGGCTGCGATGAGGACAACACAGATATTTCTCCCCTGTCAATAGACCGTAGCACAGGACTTGTGACCTTTGAACTGAAAAAGGATAATCTGACCATTACTGCCAGGGACAACATCGGCAACGAGATGCATATAACCTTTACCCCCCAGGGTGAAAGCATTGAGGATGAGGAAACACAAAACGTTCAGGAAGAAAATCCGACTGAGTCTTAAGACATAAAGATAATGGATAAATAAAAAAATACGAAAAAAGTGCGGTTCCCGAATATGGGACCGCACTTTTTCGTATCAACCTGGAATCGTTTCCTTTATCAGATCCCGGTACCAGTAAAAACTGTCCTTGGGAATCCTTTTCTGACTGTCATAGTCTACAAAAACAATTCCGAATCTGTCGTCATACCCCTTTTCCCATTCAAAGTTATCTAAAAAACTCCAAAGGAAATACCCCCTAACATCTGCACCATCTGCAATTGCCCGCTCAAGCCCTTTTAAATAGCGGTGAAGGTAATCAATCCGGCCAGGGTCATGAACACCCCCGTCCAGGGAAACTACGTCAAGAGCGGACATGCCATTTTCCGTAATCAGAAGAGGAAGCCCATAAGTCTCATAAAAATTGCGGACCGCCCAGTACATGGCCTTTGGTGTGATCGGCCACCCCATCCCGGTCTTTCCATGTCCGGCCGGTAGCCTTCCAAGTAAAAGATTTCCCTGGCTGTCATGGCTTACTGAAGTTCCCTGATATAAATTCATCCCGCAAAAATCCAGAGGCTGGCTGATGAGTCTTTGTTCTTCTTCCGTTATGTCCGGAAGAATCGGACCAAACAGTTCTTTGCATTGATCATGGAATTTCCCTTTAATAATCAGTTCATTCCAGAATGCTGATGAGTAAATCCAATCTTGTTCCCCAAAGGAATTCTGAAGAATCCGGGCTGCATCGATCAGTTCAGCCGTTTCCTCAACAGGCCAATAAGCGTTGCCGCAGGTAGGCGCATAACCAACCTCGCTGTCCGGTACCCATTTCCTTATCTCCTGCACTGCCCTCCCGTGGGCCAGCGCAATATGGCGGCACATGATAAGGATTCTTTCCGCCGGATATTTGATGCCGGGAGCATGAATGCATTTATCATATCCAAGCCAGGTAAATATCTGGGGTTCATTGAATGTAAAGAAATGCTTCACACGGTCTCCCAGTGCTTTAGCTACGGTCTCCGTATAAGAGGCGAACCATTCCGGACTGGCCGGATTCAGCCAGCCGCCCTGCATTTCCAGATCATTGGGATAATCCCAGTGATAAAGGGTCACATAAGGGGTTATCCCGTATTTCAACAATTCATCCACCAAATCCGAGTAAAACTTTAATCCCTTCTCATTTAGCGTGCCACAGCCCTTTGGATAAATTCTGGACCAGGATATAGAAAACCGGTAGGCTTTCACTCCCAGCTCTCCCAAAAGGGCCACATCCTCTTTCATCCGGTGATAATGATCACAGGCCAACTCTCCGGTATGTCCTTCAAAAATCTTTCCCTCCTCCCGGGTAAATACATCCCAGATGGAAAGGCCTTTGCCGTCTTCCTGTGCGCCTCCCTCGATCTGGTACGAGGAAGTCGCGGTCCCCCATATAAAATCCTTTTTGAAATTCAT